TCGACCGCGGCAATGGCGGCCTCGGTGGCGTCCTCGAGGTCGATGAGCCCGGCTTCCCCATTGCGGGCGTCTCCGACCACGAGGACGGCCAGCCGGACCGTCATCGACAGGCCCGATCCGATGCCGCGGGGCTCCATCCACGGCGAGTCCGGGCGGATGACGTAGCAGGGCGGGACGGGGCTGGCAGGCGCCACCTTGTGGGTGCGCCGGCCGGTGCCCTCGAGCAGCGTGGCCAGTGCGTTCCGTGCCTCGGTCGATAGGGCGGTCATCCGACCATCCCTCCGACGTTGGCGTAGGGCATGACCAGCGCATGTACGCGGCGGGTGAGCCACACGGATAGCCGGTAGGGGCCGGGTGTCATGTCGGTTGCCATGGCGTTGCCGCCGGCCGCGTACCTGGCCTGGAACAGCTCCACTGCGACCTGGAGCGCGGCTTCCTTCACTGGCGCCGGCTCGGCGGCGTAGGCGCCTGTCGTGATGAGGGCACCCACGATGTCGTCCGCCGCCTCGGCGACCTGGTCCATGACGGCGTCCAGGTCCCCGGGGTTGTAGTCGATGCCGAGCGCTTCCGCGAGCTCAGCACCTGTGACGAGAGCCATCGTGGGTGCCCTTACCGGCCTAGACCTGGTTGTAGATCGAGACGATGCCGCCGGTGATGTACGGCAGGATCACGCCGTACCCGTAGACGGCCGTCTCGCGGCCCAGGTTGGACACGATGTCGGCGGACACGGTTCGGGGGCCGTCCTCTGCCCAGCCGACCGCTGCCCGGTTGGTCACGATGGCGTCCTGCGTCTCGTCCGTGGCGAAGTTGCGCGCCAGCACGATTGGGAGGCCGGCGACCGACAGCCGCAGCGTCGACCCGTTGAACGTGCCGGAGACGTTGCTGGTGCCGTACACGTCGGGCATGAAGGTCGACCAGCCGCCGATCTTCTTGTACACGGCGCTGTTGACGAATACGACCTCAGCGGGCTGCCCGGTCGCGGTCTCCACGTCTACGGCGGCAGCGAAGACGGCCTCCCGGAACACGGACCCGGTCGTGTCGGCGCTGAAGTCATAGTCGATGCCGGCCGTGTCATTGGCCCACAGTCCGGTTTGGAACGCGTAGTCCGTCTCCGTGCCGTATGCGCCCATCAGGATGCGCATGTGCGCGGTGACGTAGCTGGGGTCAGTGCGCTCGATGACCTGCATGGTCAGGCGGTTGCCTGCCGCGTAGGTCGCCAGGTTCGCGGTGCCCTTCTTGATGTCGATATCGGCGCTGTTGATCTCGTTGTTTTCGGCTGCCTGTACTGCGACGATCGCGGATAGGTCGCCATCGAAATAAGGCCAGTTGATCGTCAGGCCGGCGCCGGCAGCGCTGGTGGGTCCGCCTAGTGCGTTGATGCAGGGACGGCCGCGATCGAGGACGCCCTTGATGTCGCGCATCCACACGGGCGGGACGAGCCCGGGCGCGTCGGCCAGGTTGGACACGTCCAGGGCGCGGGATTCCTCCCCGACGTACACGGCCTTCACGTACTCGCCAAAGCTGCGGTACTTGGCCAGCGGGTGGGCCGGCTCCTCAGTGTGCGCGATGGCGTCCAGGTGCTTGCGGATGTCGGCCAGGGCCTCGCGGGCCTCCAGGTCGACTGCCGGGGTCTCGCGGACCTCGGCCTCGATGACCTCGGGCATGTTTGGTTCCTCTTCTCTTACGGACGCAATCCCGGCGGTCGGGTATGCGGGCATGTGGGTCAGCGATGTCTCGAGGACCTTCGCCGATAGGTGGGTGACGGCCGTCTTGGCACGGTTCCACCTGGACTTGAGCGGCTGGAACCCGATCGATAGGCCCTTGACGGCGCCGCGGCGGGCCAGCAGTGCGGCATCCCGGCCCTGGGTGGTGTCGAGCAGCTCTGCGGTGATGTACAGCCCATCCGGCTCGTTCACCGCCTCGGTGATCACGCCGATGGGCTCGTCGTGGCGCCACGCGAGGGGCTTGCCGATGACGTCGGCGGCATCGATGGCGTCCTGCGCGAATGACTCCTCTACGCCGCCCACCCTGGTGGGGGTGTTGTAGGGGACTGCGCGTCCGTAGATCGTTGCGGCCACGCCATTGGCTGCATCCTCGCGGACCTCGAGGGCGTAGTCGAACTCCAGCTCTGTCCGGTTCATGCGTTCCCTTCGTCCATCAGGTCGAGCAGGCCGCGGGCCTCGTCCACGGTCATCACCTCGAGGGGCAGGAGCTGCGTGATGACCTGGGCGAGCTCCGAGGTGTTGGCCTTCAGCAGTGCATCGGTGTCGAACTTCACGACATGGCCGCGGGGCGTGACGTCGTCCATGGAGAGGCGTTCGGACACCATCCGCATGACCGGGCCGGCGGACAGGTCGAGAAACTGGCGCATCAGGTCCACGCGGTTCTGGTACGTGAGGGTTGCGCCTGGCACCCCGGCGCCCACCCACACGGGGTCCAGGTTGCAGCTGCGGGCCACCTGGGTGGCGGCGGCGTTGCGCGCATCCGTGAGCTGGAGGTCTGCCGGCGACCAGCCCTGCATGGCGTGGGTCTCAAGGGTGCTGTTCAGGTAGGCGGTGGTGCGGCTGGTCCTGGCGGTCTCCCATGCCTCGAGCAGGTCGTCCACCTGGGTGGCCGGCAGGTCTGCCCCGGTGTTCTTGAGGACCACGGCCGGCATGGGGAATTGCGCACTGTGCAGGGCCGCGGCCTCGAGGGCCGCCGCGGTCTGGATCGCTGCCGCGCCGGTGACCAGCCATCCGCCCAGGCCGTCGCCGTCGAACCTCAGCACCTGGCCTTGTGGGATCGGGGTGCCGTTCCACGACAGCTGCCCATAGACAGGTATTTCCTGGTTGTAGTAGTCCGCGTCATCGGTCCACGAAAGCTGCGGGTAGGGCATGTGCACGACCGCGGCCGGGAACCCGTCCCACGTGCGTTCCACGACGCGCCAATAGGCGACGTCGTATAGCAGGAGGTCGGTGACGGTGCGGGTCATCAGGCCGGCGTATGTCGTCAGCTGCGACGGCTGCACCAGGAACGATCGAGGGGTCACGACGGTGCCGCGCTGGTACTGGCGGAGCGGGAGCGCCGCGATCAGGTGCGTGTACGTCTTGAGGGCCTTGACGAATGCCGGCACCTGGAGCGCCACATTCCTGGGCACTCGCATGGCTGACGCGGCCTGTACCGCCTCGATGAGGCTCGATGCCTCGCGAACGTGCGGGACGTCGGCGTGCATGTGCGCCGCGAAACGCTCGACGTCCCGCACGAGATTGAGGGCACGAGGGAAACCCACGATGCCACTTTGACGGCGCGACCACGTCCAGGGCGGCAACCCGCGAATGCCCGCGTTTACGCGAGTCTCGGAGATTCGATGACGTGCATCGGCGCTTGACCCGCCGCGTGCCGCATGACGCAATCCCATGAGCAGAAATGCAGCGCCCGGCCGGCCCAGTCGACCTTGATGAAATCCCGGGCGAGTCGGCCGCGTCCCCACGTCTCGCACGAGTCGCAATGCATGACCAGGGCCATCAGGCGCTCCGCTTGCGTGCGTGGATGATCGGCGTGGGCTTCGGCCGCTTGGTCGCCTGGGCGACGGCGAACATGACGGCCCGCGCCGCGTACACGCCGCCCTTTCCCTGCGGAGCGGTCAGCACCCATCCGGCTGACCGCCTCGAGATCGTGGATTGCGCGACGTGCTCCGCCAGCACCGTGCTGCCGTCGTGCCGGATCAGCCTGCGGTCGAACGCGTCAAGCAGCGCCTGCGTAGCGGCCGCGGCCTCCCGCTGACCCACTATCTGGTCGAACGGCTGCCGTAGCCGGTCGATGTAGGACGGCGTGGCTTGCACGTGCACGTTGGGATGGCTGGCGCGTATCTCGCCGAGCCTGGCGTCCGCCTCGGCGATCGTCCGATGCGTCGATACCCGGATCACGATGGCGTCACCTAGCGGCGCCGCGATTGCGACGGCGTGGCCGGTGCCGTCGAAGTCTGACTCCAGCGCGATGCACCATTGCGCGTCGTCCGGCAGCTCGATCGCGGGGTCCATCGTCGCAGCCCAGGTCGAGTCCCGCATCCACGACCCGGCCTTGGTGATCCACTGATTCAGGTACTCCCGCCGCCAGGCCCCTTCCTCGATCGCCTGGTGCTGCTGCCGCAGGAACTCCAGCCGCTGGGGCGACCACGATGGCGATGCCCATGGCCAGCAAGCCTCCTCATCGGGATCGGCGTCCATCGGGGCAGACCACTCGAGCAGCAGCATCGAGCCTGGGTCATCGTCATCCAGCCGGTCGATGGCCCGCTGCCGGTACGCGATCATCAGGTCACTGGTGGAGTCACCAGCCGTCGACACCAGCCACAGCTGAGGCTGTGCACGCTCCGCCATCGTCGGCGCGAGCCCGTCGTCCACCACCAGGCGCCCGACCTTCCACGCCTCGTCCACGAACACCATCGAAACCGAGTAGCCGACGCCGGCCGATTCGTTCGCCGCGTGGATCACCCAGCGGTCCCCGGTCGGCAGCTCGATCCCGGCTTCCATGTTGCCCCACTTCACGGCCCGCTTGCCGTATCTCGTCGTTGCCCACTGACCTGCCGGCCGCATCACCTCCATGGCGGTCTGTCGCCGGTTCGCAACGTGCATGATCGTCTGGGTCTCGCCGAATAGTTCCGCGTGATGCAGCCGCCACATGCACACGGCTCGCGAGAGGACCGACTTCCCGGACTGGCGTGCCACAGTCACGATGACCGTTGACCAGATCAGGCGCCCGTCAGCATCGTGCTCGAGGGCACGGTCCAGCGCATACCGCTGCCAGCCTCTCAGCTCGAGCCCGTACACCTCCCGCAGCCATTCGGCAGCCTGCGGCCCATGGGACCCCGTTGCGGCCTTGCTGGCCCTGGTCTCCAATCGCGGCAACGCAAAGCCCTCCGGGTGCGTCCTGGGCAATACAGGCCCGCTCGGGGCCGATCCGGTCCCTCGGGGAGAGGAAGGGCAGGGGGGCGCGGGAGGCGTCCTGTGTGACTGAAAAACCGTGCTCGTTGTGCTTCTTCGCTTGCTTTCCTGCTTCTTGTTGCTCGAGGTGGCGTGTTCGGGGGTGGTGCGCTTGGTTTGCTGTCGACGGCTGGCCCCCAGTCTGCCTCCGTGTGACTTGTTGCATGACAGGTGAGCAATCCCTGCTCCGTCGAGGGATGGCGTGGCCTCACCTGTGACTGCTAGTGGTGGCTCATGGTCGGCGCTGGGTCCGTCTGGGTCAGTGGGGGGGAGGGTCATGTCGACGGGGTACCCGCATCTGATGCAGGTGGGTTCGCATTGTGCGAGTACCCGTTTCACCCAGGTTCGGTATGCGGCTGTGGAGCGGGCTGGTTGTGTCATGCGCGGCGGCTCCTGACGATTCACATGGTGGTTTAGTTATTACGGTTTGGGTGACACTGGTGTCACCCCTCCCACGAGGGACAGGGGTGACATGCGTGTCACCCCTGGGGTGACAGTGGTGTCACCCCTCATTTCTGGCAGCCAGTGCCATCTCCACAGGTTGCTCACAGGTCTTCCACCGTGCATCCGTTGGGCTACCCGGGTGATGACGCCGTCGTCCTCGAGGATGCGTAGGTGCCGTTGGACGCTGCGGCCATCGAGTCCGGTACGGCGTGAGAGGTCATCGATCGACGGCCATGCCTCGCGATCTTGGTTGACTCGGTCGGCCAGGGCGATGGCGACCATGCGGGTGCCGCTTGACCAGTGAATGGGGGCGAAGTCGAGCACCATGGCAACTGCCTGGATCATGGGTTGACCCTCCTGGCGATGCCGGCTGCCAGGTCGGCTGCCGCCTGCTCCACGGTTTGGCTGGCCTTGATGCCGTCGATCACGGCCCTTGCCTGGGCATCTGTCATCACTGCCACGTTCTCGATGGTGGGCAGCTGCGCGGCGAGAAGGCAGGCGTTGACCAGGCCAAGCGCTTCGGCCCGGTCGGTCGCGCCGGCCTGGTCGCAGAGTCGCTTGATGTAGTTGAGCTGCTTGCCTGATGCACGGCGGGGTGCCTCGGCTGCTGGCGGCCTGGTGGCCCATTCGTCGGCGTCTGCTGCCGATGGCCTGGTGCGCTCGATCTGCCTGCCCTCGGCGGACCGGATCTCGCTGCCTGTCGCGATCCCTCGATGCACGGCGATGCCGAGCGCTGCGAGGGCCCGTCCCCATGCGCTGGTTTCGCCCACCATGAGCTCCGAGCCCCGCGTGTAGGGGGTGCGGCCGGGGACCGGCTCCCACGCGTGGCCGATCCCTGGCCGGTCGTCCTGGGGGTCTCGGTAGGCGTATGCCTTGACCAGGAGCCATCGTTCGCCGTCCCGGTCCACCCACTCCCATTCCGATTGCAGGCTGCCCGATGGGCACCGCTCGAAGAATTCGCGGACGCGCTCGTGTACCTCGATGTAGTCGTCACGGCTCATCGCGGGTGCACCACCACACCATCAGCACGGTGCCGAGGGCCACCAGTGCAGCCCAGCCCAGCGCGGTCATGGCATCCGCCGATGGCACAGGCATGTGCAGTTGGCGGCCTCGGCCTCGAGGGCCACGATGATGGCGCGGTATCGCTCGAGCAGCTGCTCGAGCTCTGCCTTGGTGCTCATGCGATCACCAGCCATTGCCGGATGACGCGGCCGTGTGAAGTGCGGCGCTGGGCGGCAACGAACCCCTCAGCCTCTACCAGGCCCTTGACTCGCCATCGGTGGAATATGGCGCCTACTTGGTTAGTGGACCCGGTTGGCAGGCCGATGGCGTTGACCAGGTCGTCAGCGGTAACGCGCTGCCCGATGCGGGCACGGCGCCAGCTTGTGGCGCGGTCACCCCACTCGAGGTCACGTGCCAGGGCTGCCTGGCCGGCCTCGGCTGCTGCCGGGCCGGGCCGGGTGGCACAGAACACGCAACCGATGCCGGTGTGCGCATGGGTCGCGGCCTGTGCTGTTGGGCTGGCGTCGAAGAGGGTGTCAGCCATGGCTGGCCGCCCTTGCGGCAAGTGACCCGTTGGCGAAGTCCAGCAGGTTGGTGGCGAACTGGATGGCCTCGGCCGGCGTCATCCACTTGCACAGGTTGGCGCGGCCGTCGTAGATGCTGAACCACACGGACGGCTCCGGCTCGATAAGCGAGTACCCGACGTAGTAGCGGGAGCCGGTTCCGGTCGTCCAGTTGAGGTCTGTCGGTTGATTCATTTCTTCCCCTCGTGATGTGCAGTGCAGGTAGGTGCTGCCCATGCCCAGGCGCCGCACAGTCGGCACCTAGAGATGGGCGGGTGGGCTATTGGGCGAGCCATTCGGCGAAGCCCCAGACGGCGAGGAATGCGCACACGCAGGACGCGTAGAACGCCTGCCGCACGATGAGCCGGGTCATCGGGGTGCCAGCCGGTTGCATGGGGAGCCGGCCAGGTACCAGTGGCGCCACCCGTTCGGCCGCTCCGTGATGACGCCGACGAATGCGGCGTCCTGTGCCCATGCCGGCCACTGGTGGATGGGAGTCCGGTCCAGCTTCACGACGATGCGCTTGCGCTGCGACCATGGGACGCCGGCCCGCTTCAGCTGCCGGCTGACGATCCACTCGATCCCGCCGCGCACTCGCCACGCGGAATCAAGGAATTGCCAGCGGCCCGCCGCGCTCGAGCTGCGATTACGTGCCTTGTAATTGTGATTCGACTCGCGCCGCGACACGCAGGCAGCGAAGGGCTGCCAAGGCGTAGGGATGGTCCCGGCCTGGGTGAGCGGGCCGGCCATCAGTACCCCGGCAAGGGCAAGTGACTCGATCATGGCGTCGCCTCGACGATCGCCCGGACGGCAGTGTCCCTCCAGCACTCCAGACACTGGAAGATTCCCGGCGCATTTAGGCCGATCTCGATGCCGCAGTCAGTGCAGTGAGTGGTCCGGTTCATTTCTTCCCCTCGATGACTGCGACATGAGCCGATACCGGCCGGCGCCTGACCGCCAGGTCATCCACTTGCTGGGCATCGATCCGACGGTGACCGCTGGGCAGCGTGATGCCGCTCAACAGGCCGCGATCTAGGTAGGCCCGGATGGTGTCCACTGACACGCCCATGCGTGCCGCGGCCTGTCCGGTAGTGAGCATTTCCATATGACCCCTCTCTGAGGGGCCTGGCCCGCCTGAGGCACGGCGGGCCAGGCCGTGCCCGCTAGGCGGGCGGGAAACCGCCGCGTGCCGCAAGGGGGTGAGCAGCTGGGCGGTTGGCTGAGGTTTGACCGATCAACCCGGGGAAAGCCGGGAATCGCGGCGCGAAATGTGGCTTACAGTGATCCATGAACGGTCCCCTAACCGTTCAGGGACGCTGACTTGCGTTTCCGCTGGTTTTGGCAAAAACCGATGCGGGAAATCAGGGGCCAGCATCCTGCCTACCCGGGTGAGGCGCCCGGGGCCCGGCATGGCCGGGTACTGGTTTTCTAGTGCAAGGGGGATCAGAAATGCAAGGAAGAAACGCGGGAAACCCGGATTTCCCGGAATCCGTCGATGAAATTGCGGAGCTTGAGGCCCACTTGGCACGCCTGGGGTACAGCCACGACACGATCCGCCAGCGGACCTTGCTCGTGGCGGCGCTGGGCGTGCCTCCCTCGCAGGCCACGACTGAGGACGTTCTCAGGGTCCTGAATCCTGGCCTGAGCGCTGCCACCAGGAAGACCTACCTTTCCGCGCTGCGGGCGTCATTTCGCGAGCTGGGGAACCTTGGCATCACGCGGTCAGACCCGACGGCTGGCATCACGACGGCGCCGCAAGGGCGCAGCCTGCCCAGGCCGCTGGCGCCGGATGCCGTGGAGCGGCTGCTGGCCCTCGAGGGGGTGGAGCGGTCCTGGACCGTGATGGGTCTCTATGCGGGTTTGCGGGCTGGTGACGTTGCGAGGCTGTACCGGGAGGACCTGATCGAGACCTCGAGGGGCTGGGCGCTGAGTTTAGACGGCAAGGGTAACGTTCGGGCGACCATCCCGGCCCATCCGATGGTGGTCGACGTGATCCAGGCCGCGAATCGGGAGCGTGGTCCGCTGTGGCGGATCACGCCTGGGGCGCTGTCGAGTCGATGGAAGGTGTGGGCATACGGCGCTCTTGGGTACCGCGTCAAGTTCCACCAGTGCCGGCACACGTATGGCACCAGGCTCTACCAGCTGACGAATGACCTGCTGGTGGTGAGGGATTTGATGAGGCACTCTTCCGTTGCGACGACGCAGGTGTATACACGGATCGATGATGAGCGCGGCTATCAGGCCGTTGCTGGACTGTAAGGGGGAGTGATGGATTACTCGAATATGCGGCACGACGGCAAGCACTGGTATCGCTTCGAGGCCGGCGAATGGGTGCGCGTCAAGATAACGCCGTGGGAGCGCACCGGGCCTGTCGGAAAGGTCGTGGTGTGGCTGATCGTGCTAGCCGTCGTGGGGTTCGTCGTCAGCTTGATCTGGTGACAGGTTCCGCAGGGCGAGGGATGGGGCGACGATCGCGCCGGCCAGTGCCACCCACAGTGGAGCGGTGTCGGCGCTGATCGCGCCATAGGCGACTAGGAGCGGGACGGCCGCCAGGCATACGAGGTAGACATGCTTGCGGCCGTTCCGGCTCCCGAGGTACGCGATCATCGTTAGCTCCTGTCCATGTGCCACGAGATGTGGCCGTCTACCTTGGCCTCGATCCGGTCCAGCTGGTCCTTGACGCTGCCGCCGCCGTTGGGCTTGAATTCGCGCACCACCTTGTTCAGTCGAGCATCGATGATGAAGAACAGGACCCCGACGATGAGGCCGGCGATGCTGAGCAGCGCCAGGACCTCTCCTGGCGAGTCGAGCCAATCACCCATCTCGGTTGCCTTTCTCATCGATGCCCAGCTGCCGGCGGACGGCGTGCAGCTGCTCACGGGTGACGCCCGGACGGATCTCCCAGTGCATGTAGTCCCGGGCCCGCCAGTCACCGCCCCACTGCACCCACTTGCCATACCTGATCTTGAGGACCTGGATCGCGGCTCGATGCTTGGCCTGGGCGAAGAATCGTGCACCCCATACGGAGCCTTGTGCGCCTTCCTCCCGCCAGTTCAGATCTATGGCGGTCCCGCTTGCATGGTTGCTGAGCCCATGGGCGCCCCTGGCCTTGCGGAACGCATACCCACCCTCGTCCACGGGGCCGTCATCGATGGGCCTGACAGTGGCGTGATAGTCGGCCGCGAGGGCCACCAGGATGGGGCCGGCGTCCTGATCGAGCGTCAGGCGCCTCGAGGTGCCGGGCACCTTGAAGGTCAGCAGCTTGGGCGGGGGAGCCTGCCACCCGTTCAGGCTCGCCCTCATGCCGGTGGCTCTGGTGGAGCTGGTGGGACGAAGACGTCAAGGGCCGGGTCGTAGCGATACCCAGAGCCCGGGTAGCAGCCCCTGAAACTGGCATTATACGAGCACTGAAGGAATGTGCCGACGAAGCCTGACTCGGCGAGCATCGCCTGGCCGACCGGCTCAGAGTCGGGAAATGGCAGGTCGTCCATGGCCGCGTTGGCCACGACGATGACCTCACGGACGATGCTCTGGTCGTCGACTAATGCGAAGTGTCCCATTGCTGTCCTTATCCGAAGAGGAGGATCACGATGCCGGAGCCGCCGCTGCCGCCATTGCCAGTGACTGGATTGGTGATGCCGCCGCCGCCGCCGCCGCCGCCGCGATTAGCCGTACCGTTCCCGGCAGCTGCGCTCGAATTGGAGCCGTTGCCAGCGTTAGTGCCTCCCGTGCCAGCGGTCCCGCCAGACGTGCCTCCACCGCCGCCCGCTCCGTAGACAATCGCAGAGCCGGTTATGCTGTTGGTGAGGCCGCTTCCGCCGTTGCCGCCTGTTGTCGAACTGCCATTACTGCCAACGCCATTAGCGCCGCCGCCGCCGCCGCCGCCGTAGGCGTTTGCTGCTGCTGAGCCAGTGCCCCCACTAGAGCCTTGCCCACTAGTGCCAGACCCGCCGACGCCGCCATAAGCCCCTCCACCGCCGCAACCGCCGTTGTTGCCATCTGCAGCGAACGGAGTGCCACCCGTGTCAATGCTGTAACGACCAGCCCCGCCACCCACTCCGTAAATCGGCCCGACTCGCGATGTGATGCCATTAGCGCCTGGGAAGGGTCGATAATTGGTGCCCCCAGTACCTCCAGCCCCGCCTGCTCCAACTACGACTGTTGCAGTCCCGCTCGCGAGATAGACCCCGGTGTCGTAGAAGACACCACCACCACCGCCAGCTGAGTATGTACACGCGCCACCGCCGCCGCCGCCGACGACCAGCACCTCCACCAGGCCCGC